ATCCGGCCTAGCTGAATCGGCCACGATAGGCCATTTCTCGGCCTCTGGCACTTGCATGAATAGTTCGGGCGTGTTCACAATCTCACAGCCCACCATATACGCTTCGTAGTCAATGTAGAGCGTGCGCCCAATTATGTGGCAGCGCACCAATACTGTCGGGTCTACCGCAAAGCCCCAGTCAGCGCCAAGGCGGTGGATAGCCTCTGTTGGTGCTTCAAACTCGTCTATTTTCCAATTCCTAAATACCCTGCTGTTGCTGTTTCTCAGGTATTGGCCCATCCAAACGTGCTGGTATTTGTCAGGGTCTCGCCGCTTATCGTACTCCATCTCGTCTTTGAGTACGTCAGGAAACCACGGGTTTTCCCCAAAGTTAACCTTAATCACTTTGGCATCGTTTGGCGGCTCTGGCCCACGTAATAGAAAGTCCACGGGGTCGCTGTTCTGCCGAGGGTTCCACGTGAACCACAATTCAGAATCAGGCTTGCGGATTGTTGGGCGCAGTAGGTCAAGGCTGGTCTGACTTAGGCTTTGCGCTTCCTCCACCCAGGCACAGTCGTAGCCTTCCAGCGACTTTATGCTGTCGGCTGTGTGATTCTGCATACCTTGAAAAATAATCGCCCCATCGCCCTTCCTGGACTTAATAACGGCATCTTGTATTTCAAAGTAAGCGCCAGCGTTCATGGCCTCTATCTTTGTCTCCAGCAGCCGCTTGACCGATTGATTGAGGGATTTCTGAATCTCACGGACGCAAACGCTGCGCCGCTTTTGGTCAATGATGTGCGCCTCAATCATTAACTCGGCAAACATGTGCGACTTTCCCGAACCGCGACCACCCCATGCGCCTTTGTAGCGACTGCCTTCCAGCAGGGGCAGCGCCCACTCTGGGGTTTGCAGTTGTAGGGTTTTACCCATGTTTGACGATTACGCGCTCTATCTTGGCAAACTCTAGCGGCACACCGTCAGCGCCAGTTAGCTCATGTTTCTGGGTTTCTGCCCATCGCATCTGCGTCTTGCTCCACCAAATAGCCGCAGTCGTGTCGCCTGCCATTACCTTTTGGAATAGAGTTTTCCCTACCTGTGCGTTTGCCTTTGACTTGCCTGATATTAGTTCGCTGCCAAAGTGCGCTCTAAGGGTATCAACGCTGATTCCATCCCGCACCAGTGCGCCTATCTGGTCAATGGGCAAGCCGTAGCCGCTGAGTGCTTCTACCTGTTTGCGCTCGGCTGCTGTTGGTTCAAAAGCTGGTCGGCCTGCGCCTGGTCTTGCGCCGCCATTGCCGCCGATCTTTTTATAAGTGGGTTTTTCAGTTTTAGTCATATATCACCAGTATGCATTAAAAGCCTTGAGTGGATAAAATACCAAACTATTACGATAGCCGCCCTCTACAGTTGGGCGTATAGGCGTAACTCCATGCACGTTGCGCCAAGCTGGATACACCAACATTGAATTATCCCTGCTGTCTACGGTTGCTCCATAGTCTGGCACGGTTGTATTGCCACCACGAGCATTGACCTTTTTTGCAATAATCACGTTGACACATCCCTCTAGATTTGCTGCATCCCTGTGATAAGGTGCTGCAATATTAAAGTTGCTGATACTTGATGTAAAAAGCTCGCCAAACCTATACTGCGGTGGAACTTTTTCAGAAATGATTTTTTTTTGATTATCGTATATTACTGGCGCTATTTTCTGCATCAGGCTTTCAGATTCTTTGCACAGCAGCATCATGGCCTTGATGAACGTCTGCGCTGATTTAATCTGGTGAACGCTGGATATTGTTGGGTAATCCCGCTTCATGTGCGGCTTTGGGGCAACACCGCCCAATATCGTGCTGAACTGCGTAACAAGCTGTGTGCCTGACTTTTCCCGTTCTAACTTTGCAGCCTTGTTGCCTTGTGGCCCACGGCTCATTTCTGTTTTTGGCACTCTGTCGCTCAACAGTTCGGAGTTTGCAACATCCGCAAGCTGCTTGATGCGGCCCGTCAGTTCTTTTATGTAAAAACCTACAGGCACACCATCAACGGTAAACAATGTATCCTCAGTGACGTTTGGCTCTATATCGCCGCAAACGTCACCTATTTTTACTGTGTGTGTGTATTGCACAAGCTCTAAAATTTTCATAAAAGGCCTCTATTGTGCCTGATTGCTGCGATATTCCTGTCTGAACCATATATCCGAATATGTGTGCCATAGTCCCAACCAGGCTTTTCTGCAATCTTGACTAATGGGTCAAATTTATTTGCCAAATAAGCGCATTCTTTTATGCGGAGTGCCTTGCGTTCTGTTGTACTGCCAAAGCCTCCAGCTGTATAACGTTCAAAATAAGGGACGCACCAGTTAAGAATCAAAACATTTTTGTGTCTTACAAGGTTTTCTGCTGTCCATGCCACATCATCAATCAATTGGGCGTTTAGGTCAAATTTGTAATGAGACTTTTTTACAAGCCAGAATCTTCCATCTGCCAATCCCTTTGTGCCAAATTTGTTTTTCAAATTCATTGGGTTGTCATGCAAGCCAAACCCAATCAAATGAATATTATTTTGTTCTGCCAACTCAATCAATTTAGGAAACCAACTAAACATTTCTTTTAGGTTAATTTGGTTTTTTAGCCTGTAACTGTTTTGATTTTGGTTGTTTATGGCAATGGATTTGGTCTTGCTAAATATAAATTCTTTTGGATATGCCTTAATTTTCTGGAAATCATCACACATGAACACACCCCATTCACCTGTGTCCATCATGTCTAAAGCACTGTTGCGCTGATAGGCCAAACCCTTTCCGTTGTTTGTAACTAGGGCTTTGCCGTGTACCGTGTTGCCTTTTACAAATTTTTGCAAATCAGTTGTACTGTGTATTAAAACCGTGTGATCTATGCTATTTTCCGCAAGCGCTTGAGATGTGCTTGCTGTTTCGTAACGATTATAAAAAAATGTAAATACTTTCACAGTTTCGATTTTTCATTACGCAAATGATTTATTAACATCATGCCAACATAGGATTTATTGTCTCTCCAAAACTTTACAAGCGTTTGGGCTTCTTCGTAATGTTCTGGTTCAAACTCAATTTGTATGGCTTTTCTAACGCCGTTTGCCATGTCATCTAACTGATCGTCTATGTCATCACCATCCAACACAGAATAATCTACAGCAGAATTGTTTAATTCAGACGGGTCAAAGCCAATCAAGTCCATATTAAAACCAAGGTCGCCAATCTCTCCTAACTCCAGCATCAGCATCTCATTGTCCCACCCTGCATTCAGCGCCAGCTTGTTGTCTGCCAGCACATAAGCCCGTTTCTTAGCATCTGACCATCCCTTTGCCACCATCACAGGCACTTCGGCCATCTTGAGGCGCTGTGCCGCAAGTGTGCGCCCATGCCCTGCAATGATGCCGCCTGTCTCGTCTACCAGAATCGGGGTAGTCCAGCCCCATTCCTTGATGCTTGCTGCAATTTGGCCTATCTGCTCGTCTGAGTGTGTCCTGGCGTTACGTGCGTAAGGAATCAGTTTGTCAATGCTCCAGCGTTCTACCTTGTCTGCGGGATTGATCATTTGTCCAACATTTCTTTGGTTTTCATGTGAGCATTGTGCCACATTTGTGATTTTTCGTCCTTGCTCATTTTGCCTTGGTCAAGGTTGGCATGGCAGATAAAGCACAGTGCCGCCACAAACTCATCGCTTGCTTTAATCCCCCGACCTTTGCCGTGTTCTCCAGCGTTTGAATGTGCCGCTACCACCGTCCCATCCTCTGCCCCGCAGTGCTGGCAGGGTAATGCTCGGCAGGCTTCTAGGCGTTTTTTATCCCGCAGATACTTTGTTTTGGGGAACATCATGCCGAAAATCTCACGCCTTTTTCTGCCCCGAATGCTTCAATTAAAGTCTGAAGGTCGCACATTTCGGCTTTGGTCATCTTACTGGTTGACTGTCCCAGCACGACAAATCCACCGTCTAAGCCTGGCACAACGTCCTGCTTTTTAAGTGCCGCTGTGAATACGTGCTTCCATTCCTCCGGCGTAAGTTTTCGCCCATACCAGTCAACTTGGTCACTTATTTCGTCAAGCATGGCCCAAAGACGCGAGTTTTGCTCTAGGCTTCGCGTTGCCGGTTTGATCTCCAGCACCATCTTATGCCCCGCCATTAGTGCGCTTTTTAGCTGCGGCCAGATTGTTTTTGTCATTGCTGCATGGGCTTGGACTGGCTCCCAGCATTGAATTGCAAGTTTCATTTCA